CTGTAGATGGTTCATATGGTAAGACAAGTATGGAACTGGAGAATGGTTCTAGAATTAACATCTCAACTACGACTGGAACTGCTGCACGGGGACAAGCGGTATCTATATTAGTAATTGACGAATGTGCGTTCATTGAATGCGTTCATGCTACGACTAAAGTTATATTAAGAAATAAGGAAACGGGCGAAGTGGTAGAAAAAAATATAACAGAACTTATTGATTATTTATCCAAAAATGATAAACAATCATGTGTATATAGTTGATTTTGTGGATGAGAATTCTAAAATTTTATATGAGATTAAACCATCAAATTTAACCAATACTCCAAAAGTTATTGCTAAAACCGAAGCAGCAATAGCTTGGTGTAATGATCGTGGGTATAAATATATTATAATAACTGAAAATGAATTCGACTTCAAATAAAGATTTAATAGAGTTTACAACCAATGATACATTTGAGATTTTAACTCCAGATGGTTGGAAAGATTTTAAAGGCGTTGCGAAATACGATAAACGGGAACTCCTAAATGTAACTACTAAAAGTGGTAAAAGTATAAAAGTTTCAAAAAAACATGTATTTTGTGGGAGAGATGGTGATTTTTTTGCCGAGAACTCTTTAGGTGTGGGTGTGGATACTATAGATGGGGAGGAACCAATAATATCCGTAGATGTTATTGGAGAAGACTTTGTATATGATGTTGTTGATGTTGAATCTTCTCATAAATTTTATGGGAATGGTATATGTAACCATAACACCCATCTAATGGACCCCTTCTGGGCATCAGTGTTCCCCATTGTATCATCTCTACCAGATTCCAAGGTATTCATGTGTTCCACACCAAATGGAACAGGAAATCTATTCCATAGTATATATACAGGGGCGGTGGAAGGTAAGAACGGATGGTCACATGATAAGATCGTTTGGAATGAGGTTCCCGGTAGAACACAGGAATGGGCGGATAAGATTAGAAGTGGTTTAGCATCTGCCGAGAAGTGGAGACAAGAATTTGAGGTTGAGTTTATTAATACGGGAACTACATCTATGGATGAGGAGGTATATAGGGAACTTTCGAAATATACACAAAAACCTATAGACTCGTTGATGGATGATAAATACCTGATTTTTGAAAAACCAAACCAAGATCATATATATGTTGCAGGGGTTGACGTTGGAGAAGGTCTTGGGGGAGATTACTCGGTTATCAAGATCCTAGACATCACAGATATTTCCGAGATTATAGAAGTGGCTGAATATTATGATAATACTATACCAGTTGCAGAGTTTGCCAACAAGCTACATGAAATCCTAGGTCACTGGGGAAATCCCCTAGTATGTATCGAACGTAACAATCAAGGAGGACAGGTGGCAGACAGGCTTGGTATTGACTTTGCATATCATAAGGTTGTCAACTGGGGATCTAAATTGGCTGGTAGGAAGAACATGGAATTATTTGGCATGGTTTCTTCCAGAAACACAAAGTATCATGCTGTTGCAAATGCTAGGTATTTCTATTCTGATAAAAGAGCGGTGATTTTTAGAAATGATAAGTCTCTGGAAGAGATATTCAAGGATTTCGTAAAGGTTAATGACACATGGCAAGCTGCATCTGGTAAGCACGATGATAGAACTATGGCAACCATCTGGGCATTGATGATACTAGATAATACTCTATGTGAGAGGTGGTTCACCATTGATGAGCTAGATGAATGTGGTAAGCCTAAGAAGATATCACCGCTGGATTATGGTATCAAATACTTTGAAAACCCAACGTCATTATATACCAACGAACAAGTTGAGAGAATTGAAAACTCTATGTTAAACCCTGTATCCTTCGGAGGTTTTGGAGAAGGTTCAGATGAGATATCAATGTTACTTGCAGATGGTTGGCAATTACTTGGGGGTGGTGGTATGCCATACAATGATCCAACTAGGGATATGACTAGGGAACAATCGGATGCTATGGATAGATACTTTGGATAAATAATTATTATGAGTGATACCATCATCCAGTCTTACATGAATAAGGCCAGAGAAGACAAATTTATACTTGTCTTCGACTTACCACCAATTTTAAAACCAATTGCTAGGAAATTTCAGAGGGGAAATAAGGTAATAAGTCCAGACAGTGTGCAATTCTCTATATTTGGCACTATGGTTCCAGAGATTACAGTTAAGGGAACCGAATCAAGATATGCAGGATCTACGCTATATACATCATCACATAGTAAGGACTCATATCCACCAGTCAACATTAAATTCAATGTAGATTCTATGTATAATAACTACTATACCATATATTCTTGGTTAAATCTACTCCACGATCAGAAGACTGGGGTATATAATCAAGCTGGATTAGTTCCAGAAGATGTGAATTTTAATGATTATCAAACTGATTTGACAGTTTATGGTTTGGACGAATTTGGTAAGAAAAGAATATCCTTCAAATACACCAAGGCATTTCCAACAACCGTAGATGGTATAACATTCAATCAAAAGGGTGAGTCAGGGCAGGAAATCGAATCAGGTTTCACATTCCTATATAGTCAGATGCACGTTGATATATTGGACGAAAAATGATTACTTGACAAGTAAAATTCCATAGGTAATTATGGTATGGAGTTCTTAAAATACCAGATATATCTAAACGAGTATAATAAATGTAAAAATGATATATTTTACTTTGTAGATCATGGGTTGAAACTAACCCTATCCCCATGTCAGGTTGGAATGTTGTCAACCTTTGTGAACGAAGACATTACTTTGGTAAATTCCTGTAGACAATCGGGGAAAACCTTAATGTGTTCAATATTCTCTCTTTGGTTATCACTATTCCACAATAAATCTGTTGGGATTGTGGGGGTTAAGGAACATGACGCATTACATGTTAGGAAGATGATTGTGGACATGGTTGGTGGTTTGAACATGAATGTGAACAATCGTAACTATATTGAGTTTATTGGTGGGGGTTGTATTAGTTTCTTTACAACTAATGCATCGGCTGTTAGGGGTAAATCTATTGATGCATTAATTTTCAATGAAATGGCATATATGAAAAACATTGAAGATTTTTATAAAGCTGTATATCCGATAATTTGTAGTGGGAAGGATTATAAGATCGTAATGGTAAGCACTAAAAATGAAGAAGATGATTTATTTTACGAATTGACGTATAATTCGTAAAATCCATCAAATCCAGTTAAGTCTATAAGTGTTAATTGGTGGGATTTGCCTGAATTTACTATAGAGAAGCGTAATAGAATTATAGATGCGATTGGGTTCGATAAGTTCAATCAGGAGTATTTGTCTGATTTTTAAAAGCTATTATTTAATCATTTGAAAAGTTTAACCATGAAAAGATAAATACTACATATGGCAACTCGCACAATATTATCTCCCGGAGTTTCAATCATCGAACGGGATCTATCTCTCATCGCCCCACAGAATGTCGGAACAAACATTTTCATTGCAGGATATGCTTCACAGGGTCCAACCGACGAAGTTTTGAAAATTACATCTAGGGATGAACTTCTACAAATTTATGGAACACCATCAAATAGTGCAGAAAGATATTTCTATCATGGTGTTAGGGAACTTCTAAATTCTCCAGCAAGTATCTATACTTCAAGACTACCATATGGTGCTGCCGCTGGGTCTGGGTTTGGATCTAACTATTCCGCTCTGGTATACCCAACATTGGCATATACAAGTGCAGCTTCTATGTCTGCTGGCGGAACAGACTTTACAGCAGCATCAGCGACATATGTTCTAGGTGAGCCTGTTCAAATGGTTCTCACCGAAGATGAATACTTCCAAGCACAGGAAGGTTCCCTATTTACATGGTCTTCACAAGGAACCAATCAAGCTGGTCTATCTGCTCTATCACAAATTGGTAAAGCTGGTCTGGTTGTTCTCAATAAAGCACAGACAACTATCAATAGCCAATTTGAAGGTTATTATATTGGTGTTGCCGATAATACGGGTATCAATCCAAACTCTCTTCACAATTCGATTATCGGAGCTAAGAGCGTAAGTCTTTCTTCCGATATTATCGGACTTACCAATGGATATACCGATATCCCAACTGGAACCCTTCAATTCAACCTCAGTTCTGGTGTAGGATACTCCGCATCTATTTCTCAGGTTATGGAAAACCTTACCGACTATAACATCGATGGTAGGGAAGATGACGATGTTCTTAATGTTGGTGTGTTCAAGCTTCGTAAGAGCCTTTATGCTACCGCAGCATACAAACTGGATTACGTTCTGGAAGACCGTATGGTAGGTTCTGTAGATTCTTATAGAACTCAACTAAACCCACTTGGTGGACCATCTGTATCTTTCTTCCTAGAAAGTGCAGATACTAATAGCCGTAATGTTGAGATTCTGGTAAACCCATATATCTCAAATAAATATTCAACAACTTCTCTGGATGCTAATGGTATCCCATCTAAGAAGTTCAGGGTTCTTACAAATGCTCTAATCGCATCTAATGATGTTACTAAGTCAGGTGTTCCAACCGCAAGCTTATCTGCGATTGCAGCTAAGATTGGATATGCAGATAATCTTTACCCTCTTGGAGCATACTCCGATTCATCTCTAACGACTAAACTACTTGGATCAATTCCATCTAAACTTGAAAGAGCATTAGAAGCAGTTAAGAACGATGAAATCTACGACATTGACGTTGTTGTTGAGGCTGGTCTTGGGACTATCTACTGTGCAACCGAAGAACTTGGAACAACATTCTATGATGACACTGTAATCGTTCCATCTATGTCTGCTCTACAGACATCCAACGATCTGGATGGAACTGGTCAGAACATTCGCGCCAACTATAGCACAGTCTTCAATGTATTTGAAAACTTCTGCAACCTTCCAAGTAATACTGGTGGTAGAGGTGACTGTGTTGTAATCGCAGACCCAATTAGGCATATCATGATTAAGGGTAAGAATACCAAGACCCTATCAGATAGATCTACAAATTTCCAACAACATATCTACTGGGCTATTCGCCATCAGTTTGAACTTGAAAACACATCATATGCTGCGGTATATGGTAACTGGGCGCAAGTTTATGATGAGTTCCTAGGTGATAAGATTTGGGTTCCATTCTCCTCTGTGGCGGGTGCTACGTTTGCACGTAACGATGCTGCTGAATTCCCTTGGTCTGCCCCTGCTGGGTATACCAGAGGTCTTGTAAGTGGTAATGTCGTGAACATTGCAATTACACCCAATCAGAAGCAAAGAGATGAGCTTTACAAATCTAATATCAACCCTGTATTGTTCTCCCCATCTCAAGGTATGGCAATCTTCGGTCAAAAGACCCTAAGTAGAAAACCAAGTTCGTTTGATCGTATCAATGTTCGTAGGTTGTTCCTAGCTCTGGAAAGACCAACTAAGAAAGCTTCGATCTTCTATGTGTTTGAACCAAACAACGAGTTCACAAGAACTAGGTTTATTAACACTCTCACACCTATCTTCGAATATGCGAAGAACAACAATGGTCTATATGACTATCTGATTGTATGTGACGAGAGAAATAACACTCCAGAAGTTATCGACGCAAATGAGTTGAAATGTGATATTTATATAAAAAGTGTACGCACAGCAGAATTTATCATCGTAACATTCACATCTACAAGGACTGATGCTAATTTCCAAGAGCTAATTGGATAATTTTTAATTAAAATAAAATAAAAAGTGAGGTAATACTTGCTTTTTATTTGACAATATGTTAAATTATAGTTATAACAACTCACTAAATAATCATGGATCTGAAAACAAAAATAAAAAACACTTGTTACGATGTAAAAGGTAATCTATCATTTAAAAAAAAATGTCGGGCGATATAATACAAAACGTCGAAAATACTACGACTTTTCTAGACCCATACCATCCAAAAATACAAGAGAGGGTATTCTGTATAATGAATGATATTAATACTATTGTTAAATGTCCATTGACTGGTGAAAAATTAAAATTTAGTCTCAAACACTAAATAATATTATGCCTGCAAACATTAATACATTCTTCAACATTGCTTCCCAAAAGCAATTCTCTAGGGATTTCTTCTTTAGAGTTAAACAAATCGTTGTTCCCGGTATGTCTCTCGATGGTGAGACAGACTTGGTATTCGCTAGAACTGCAACACTTCCCGGTAGAGATATTGAGAACAAGGTTGTAAACTATAGTGGACAACAGTTTAACCTAAATGGTAAGTCATCTTATCCGGGTTCTGAGTCTTACAGTATCGAGTTTTACATGGATCAGGGACTAGATCTTAGATCTAAATTTGAAAAAGCGAGCAGGTTGTCGTTCGATAATGAAACTACAACTGGTCAAATGTGTATGCCCGGACCAGAGAGTTATATGATTCTAGACGTTCTAGGTGTTCCATGCGGTCAAGGTAATCAGGGTGGACAAGGTATGGAGACAATCGAAACATTTAAACTAATTGGTGTGGGCATTCGTAACATTGGTGAAGTTGCATATGAAATTGCTGACGGATCTGGTGAAATTAAGACCATCACTACGACATTCTCATATCACTGGTATGAGAACTTCACCAAATAATAATAATTAATCTTCCAAATCCCAATCGGTAATATATCGGTTGGGATTTTTGATTTAATAGTTAAATATATTTGTGTCAGTTAATATCAATGAGTTCTTTTCAGCATTTTCTGGAGATCAGAAGTTCTTTCTACATCTTCCAGTCCTCTGGTCTGTGACGATTGATGGTGTATCCCAAGGATCTATCAACTCTGTATTGAACTATGCTGGCGAAAAATGGCAAGCTAAGACATCAGCAGAGTCTATGACTAAGGGGGGTAACATATTAGTTGCACAATCAGTAACACTACCAAATGAAACATCAAATTTTGATCCATCTCCAACTGGTTCTAGCATGGGTGGTTTTCTACCGGGATATCAATTAAATTCAAGGGCAGACTTCCTAAGTAGATCATTTTCTGTAAATTTTCTAGAAACACAAATGGATATTGAACATAATTATTTTAGACCTTGGTTGATCGCTTTAGGTATTAAGGGTTTAATCGAAGAAGGTGTATCGTTGAAGGGTAATATGGAAATTCGACAATATACGAATTCTGGACAATTTATAAAAGGATTTAAATTTAAGAAAGTTTTTCCAACAGCAGTTGAGGGATATACACTGGATTATGATTCCACAGACTTTAAGATCAAATCAGTAACATTTGCCTGTGAAAACTACCAACAGATATAAAATAGTATTTTCGGATCTTCGAACAATAGCTGAATCATCTACATATGAGGATTCTACAGTATTGTCAGATTATCTAAACACATTTAAGGGGGATAATGTATTTGAGAAATTCAAATCTCTGCTAAAATGTTGGAATAACGATGTATCATACACATTAAATTTCAATTTCGACAATCCCACGAAAATACAGATATCATATATACTATCACAGCTACCAGATATAGAGCCAAATATATTAATAGTTGAAGACGAGGTAAAGATGATCATCGGTATACCAAAAAAGTTCTACAATACAATAGAAATTTTACCAATATACGAAATTATACAATATATTGAGATATCTGGTATATCTATTAATCTGGTGGATCTATCATTTGAAGATAAGAAGCGGGTTATAGACAACCTACCAGCTAAGGTTTATAATATTATCATAAACACCATAACTAAGGAGAAATCTAAGGTAATATCGTTTGATAATCCCACCTTGAAAAGGTTTAAATTAAACTTTCTAACTAGCGACCCCCTAATATTCATTAAGGGAATGTTTTTAAATTATGACGAAAACTATTTCAGAGATGTAATATTTCTACTGTCGAAACGTATAGATGGGACAATACTTCTAGAAAGCACACCCTTGGATATTGAATACTACGTTGATAGGTATACCGAAGAGGTGGAAACGCAAAATAACGAAATGAGTATTTGATAATTGGTATCGCCATTGTAAATAGATAATATGGAAGACAATGTTAAGTCATTCTTGGATAAGATTCAGGAACTCAAGGAAAAGAAGATTAAAGTTGACGTAAACTCTACTGGAAAATCCGTAGATTGCTCACCCCTATCATTTAAACAGCAAAAAGACCTAATTAGCACAATCGCAGATGGTCCGGTCGGATCTTTAAAATTTTTAAAATTTTTAAATGAAATTATTCTGGAAAATACAGGAGTTGACACCCTCACCGTCACTGACAGGGCTGGAATTATCCTACAAATGCGGATTGATGCGATTGGCAATTCCCTAAAAGTTGATGAAGTTGATGTAGATGTGTCCAAAGCACTTCCAAAACTTAAAAAACTTAAACATGTGAAGAGTAAGGTAATATCGGGAGATATTCAAGTTGAAATCGAAATTCCAACACTCTTAACAGAGAATAAGGTCATTAATGCCACAGTGGATGTAGTTAAGAAAGATGATTCTGAATTTGGTAAGAATGTTGGCAATATCTATACATATGAAATCGTAAAGTATGTCAAAACAATCACATTTGGGGAAGACGTATTACAAGTGTCTGAAATTCCAATTAGGGACAGATTTAAGATTGTGGAAAACCTACCTTTATCAATTAATAAGGAAATTATAGCATTCATTCAGAATATCAAATCACAAGAATCCGATGCATTAGTGGTTCAGGTTGGTTCCGATGAAAAATCATTCGACATAGACGTTAGCTTCTTTGATTCATGAGTTAAATAGTATATGTGGATGAAGTTATTGTAAAACTTTTAGGATTGCTGGAACAACTCGTTGAAGAGAAGGGTGTTCCAGAGAATACTTCTTTGGTAGATAAGAATATTACCGAAAGTTCTTCTTTGAAAGATAAGAAGAAGGGTAGTCCCACGCTATCTAGCAACGATAAGAAAAAACTGACAGAATCCTTCAATCTTTTCAATAAATTGTTCTTCGATTATCAGAAGAAACAAACTAAAGATACCGCACAGAAAACATTAATTGGTGGTATCACAAAGAATCAGGAAAAAGCACAAGCACCACCATCCCAATCACCTAAAGAGAAATCTTGTAGTCTTGGAATGATGTCGATGATAATGGCGGGACTAGCATTACTAGCTACATCCGTAGGTGGTATAGTCGCAACATTGACTGGAATGTTTGGAAATCTGGCTGGTGTTGTTAAGGTTGTCGGTAAACTAGGGTCTATGGGAGCTTTGAAAATACTATCAGAATCCTTCCTCAAGAAGTTTTCACTAAAACTGCTTAAAAAACTGCCAATCATCGGTGGTATCATAGGTTTGGGATTTGCGGTTAAAGCATTTAAAGATGGTAATTTCTTTTTAGGTATCGCAGAGTTGATATCTGGGTTATTGAACTTTGTTCCATTTGCTGGACCATTCCTATCTATAGGTGCTGATATATTAATAGCATGGGCGCAGAGTAAGGGTATGTTTGATGAGGGGGGTGCATTGAGTCCTGAGAATGGTTGGAAGACCATCAAGGGGTGGGTTGCAAGTCTCGGTAAGACTATCATGGATAATGCTCTATATCTTCCGATTATAGGAACATTTAAACGCTTTGGAATGGCATATGATTCATTCCAGTCTGGTAATATGGGAGAAGGACTTAAACAGATAGGTTTGGGTATGTTGACTATGGTTCCGGGTGGTGGTGCTATAATTAAAGGTCTGGAAGTATTAGCTGGTTGGATGAATAGTCCCAAAGAAAAGGATGGAAAATTCACACCATCAACCGCTTGGTATGGTAAGATTAAGGCTTGGATTCAAACCAAATTGCAAGACCTACCTTGGCCAATTAAGAGAGCATTGTCGTGGTTTGGTATAGTTGACGATAAAGATAAATCTAAAAAAGGTGTATCAATACAGGGGGTTACGGATGGCGCGAAAGGTATATCAAAGTATGTTTCAGAAACGTGGAGTGATATGAAAGCCCCAATGGGAAAAGCTGCGAAATCTATTGGCGACTTCACCAAAAATGCATGGGAATCTACTACCAAGTTCACAAACGATACATGGAACTCTATATCTGAAAACGCACCTAAAGTTTGGGATACAATTAAAGATCATTCAACAAAAGCTTGGGATAAAGCTAAAGAGGCGGGTAGTTGGTTCTCGGATAGTATATCTAAACTGTCATCTAAGGCTAAAGACATGATAAACACTTGGATTCCCGGAATAGTTGATACAATATCTGGAATTGCAAATAGTGCTATGAAAGTCCTTAAAGGATTGGCCGAAAAGATCGGTGGATGGATCGCTGGATTGTTTTCACCAGAGGAAGAAAAGAAAATCGAACAAGCTAAGATTAAGACAAATAAAATGGAAACACTATCCAAAACGGAAAGTGTAACATCTGATATGTTGGTTAGAATCGGAAACACCAACACAAATTGGTTGAACCTCTTATACAAGTCCTCAACCGATCAAGTTAGACTATTAACAAGTTTAGTTAATGTTGGTTCCGCATCTTTAAAAGAATTACAAAAGATTAGTGGTAGTCCATCTGGAGGTGGTGTCGTAGTAATGTCCCCACCACAGTCTACACAATCATCTAAAGCACCATCGGTAAACATTCCAAATAATAGACAGGGATATACCAATAGTGCATACGCTCTATAAATAATAACATGGCAAACTATAATGTAGTGAAGGATTACGATTGGACTAGCTCCCCTAGGGG